CTGATTAATATTGTGCTCCACGAAGACGGTCACTACGTCATGCGGATCAAGAACAATGGACGCAGTGGAGGCACTGAAGCCGATGCCGACGCGATCAACAATGCGTGCAGGGAAAATGTCAGGCCCGGCATCTATCCCGCCCCTGAGATAGATTGGGCAGCAAAATGAACCGTAGAGACTTCCTTTCGTCTGTAGCAGCGTCTAGTGTTGCTATACTATTACCTACAGTCACATCCCCAACCGAGGATTTTTATAACACAACGGAAGTATACAAGGAGATCAGAATATGGAAACTCGATGTTCTCGGCACCGATCACCTCAGGAATCCTATGGTAGAACGTCTCAAGCTAAACGACCCTCAATACACATCTTGTGTCACACGTGAGGGGGCATACTACATCTAGTAAACTTGATTTGCTAGTGGAACTGTGCTAGAATGGTCTCTCAATCGGAAATCACCCCAACAACAAACCCATGTGAGGTAAAGACATGAACGTTGTACCGCTCGTAGGAAAGCGCGAACGCCTAGCTCCCGCCAACTCTTACATTTACTTCCCTGTCGTCGAACGTCCGTTATTCTGGAAGTCGAAGTCAAATACGTACTTGAAGTCCCCTGATCATAAGCAACTCCTACGCGCAGACGAAGGCAACCCCATCCCCCTTGCTGTTGTTGGTATGAATTACAAGACGGTACAGAATAGGGAACTGTTTGAGGCTGTCGAATCGAACATCATCGATACCCTCCCCCCTGAGAAACTTGGAAACGTTACCGTGAAAGATCGTATGTCGTACGATGGTGCAATGTGCCTACGTGAGTACGTCTTCAACGACATCACGGCTGATGTTCCCACTACACGCCATAGCACATCAGACCGCGATGGGGTCGCATTTCGTGCTATCGTGCAGAACGGGTTCGGCAACTCAGCCGTCAAGATCATCATCGGTGCGATCGATTTCTTCTGCATGAACGGTATGATCATCGGCATTGCTGACAAGAAGGTGCGCCGGCACACGTCAGGTCTTGACGTTACTGCACTATCCGGTTACATCACAGGCAACCTCAAGCTATTTGAAGAGAGTGCTAAGATGTGGTGCGAGTGGTGCAAACGCGATCTGCCCGATGAAACTGTCTCAACGTTCTTCGAAGGTCTGGTTAGGAACGACTACCTATCGGAACGCCTCAGCCGCGCGCTGTTTACGCGCTACCTACGTGAGAAGTCGGATCGTGGCAGCACCTTGTGGGCTTTGGCTTCTGCCCTTACGTTCTATGCGTCACATGACAGTGAAGAGGACGGTTTTAGCACTCGGACCACGACACGGGACCATGTTGCCGCAACGATGATGAATCGCGAGGAGCAAGTTCGGAAGATCATCCGCTCAGAACACTTTCAAACTCTCGCAGCTTAATCCCCTCACATACAGGAAAACACAATGCGACTAGCAGACCTCAAGTCGCGTCTGTCGAAGCATCTCGCTGAGATTGGGCGTACCGAGTATGACTGCCCTAAACCACGTGGCAATCACGATCCCCTCATGCACGCATACATGATCGATACCGAATGTGCTGCATTCTTCAAGAAGCAGCGCGAGAAGTCACTCAAGGAGTTGTTGCTTGCCTGTGACCCTGATGAAGTCGATAGTGTTACTACTGCCGCAGCCGATGAGAAGGCGAAGCAGGAAAAGTTGCTACTGAACGACAAGCTCTACATGCTCATGCTCAATGTCAAGACACCAGCACAGACGCTCAACGTAACGTCGCTACGCAACAAGCTGACACTCGGCGGGCGATACACACCGAAGGAGATCGACGCGCTGTTCGAAGACAGTACGACAGCACGCCTGCCCGCCAAGTCCTTCAGCGTGGTGCCGCTATGAACAGTGTCACGCAGATACCTCCACAGGTGGAGGTTCCCAAAGGAACACAGTTCGTTGAGCGGTTCGAGCATGATGGTGTCGAAGTAACAGTTGTTGAAGACGAGACAACACATCGATTCCTTGCCCTGTTCGCTGACACGCGACCAACACCATTTCGAGAAACATCCATGCGTCTTGAGGATGTGAGGCAAAAGGCGATGAAACTCATCGACAAGTTACATGGCAATAAGTGAACTACCACAACGCCCTCCGGATTTCATCGATCCTAGGGGCATCAGTGATATGTCAGTCGAAGAGTTCGACAGACATATCGAGCGCATACGTGCTGAACGTCTCAAGGCTGTCCGCCTGTACAAGCAGAAACTTGCTGACAAACAAGCAGTTGAAGATGAGAAAGCACGTGTGTCGCTCGACAAACTGTACGAAATGCTAGGTAAGGACGTAGCATCACTAGACAAGACGTTGACACGCATGTGTGAACGGTTCGTCAAGGTGCAGACATTTCGGTTACAGCTAGGGATAGACATCTTCGATGAGGAGAAAACTAATGAGTAACAGAAGCGCTGGTAACGTCGTCAAGGCTAAGCCCGATACCGAGCAGGTCTTGGATGATACACAAGCGGTGTACAACGAGATGGGCATATTAATTAATCGTCTGGAAGCGATGGATATGCGCTTACATGGTGCCACTGAAAACCCAACAGGTGTAGAAGCAGATGCTCTTGAACAGTCAGGAGTGCTTCCTCGAATGCGAGCAATGAACGAAGCACTGCGCACGAGACTTGTTAGGATATCGGACATACTAACTTCGCTAGAGGATAGCATCTAATGCCCGGTGAAGCATCATTCGGAGGATTAAAGGCGCGCGATGTCGCGCCGACCCTTCGCACGCACGGCTTTGAGAAAGGCACAGAGATGTGCCTTACCAAGCTAGCCGAGTATCAAGGCGTGATACGTGAGTCGCAGATGGAGTTGGCGATGGCAATATCACAGATGACTGATATCGTAGCGAACTTCTCAGACGTTGCAGCGAACATGAAGGGCGCGATCGAATCGATACAACACAAGGATAGTGAGGTAAGTGATGACGAAATCGATCATTGATTGTCCATGGGAAATCGGGGACAAATTATATGTTTTGGTAAACCCACACGGTCGTACGACTCTCGCTCTCGATTCGCAAGTTGTTGCACTGGACGAATTGATGGGACGCTACAGCAGCAAGATTGGTGTCTGTATCATAGCTGCGCCACTTGTGGCCGTCAAGGTCGTAGGCGTTCGCATGTTTGATATCAGTGGAGATTATCCTATTGCTATTCGTGGTGGTATTACTGAGCGAACATACAAGGTTGTCCGTATAAATAAGCTCTCCGACATAGGCAAGGCTGTATTAATCGACAAGGTATCAGGTGATGTATCGCGACTTGAATGGCCAGACAGTAAACCATTTCTTGAGGCGTTCAACTATCCAGTTGACAGTAAAATACGTGAGGTAATCTACGTTGCAGCACTAAACGTTGATGGCAACTTCAAACTGATAGAGGTACTCGATGATCAAAATTGGTGATATCGACAAGATCGAATGCGTGCGGGCTGATGACATACACGAAGGAATACGTGCGTATGATAACACACGCTTAGTAGCGATCAACACTTGCCCTGTTTGGGGCGCTGTCCGATATGGACTCGGCCTTGCTATGCCGGGGAGTGCGAGGGCGATGGCTTTGGAAGCGGGCAGTGCATGTCACGATGTATTTGCTGCGGCGAGGCTATGGGACTTGTACAAGCAGGGATTAGGGCAACACTTTAACCATCATGGCAATCGACTGTTTGGTAACACGCGGTTCGCAGAGATGTGTGATAAATTACAACAGTTTGTTGGCGACGACGAACGCACGCAGATGCTTAACTTCTGCCTTGAAGCTCTCTACACATCAGGCTTCTACGATGACCCGATGGATAAGAACAGGACAGTAGCTAACCTTGAAGAAGCATGCATCGTCTACCTCGACCGAGTACGTTGGAAGCGTCCAGTGTGGGTGAGCGATGCTGACGACCCAACATCTATGGTCGGCATCGAGATACCATTCAACTTGGTAATTACTTTCACGCTGAAAAGTGGTGAGCCATTCATCTACCGCTTTATCGGTCGCATCGACGGCGTGCATTGGGACAGTCCCGACCGCAAGCGGATCGAGTTGGAAGAGAACAAGACAGCGTTTCGCCTGGGTGATGCCTGGCGTGAAGCGTTCCTCCTGTCACACCAAGTCACAGGGTATCTGATTGCGCTGCAAACCCTGACCGACATAGAGAGTCACAACGTGGTAGTGCATGGCCTTGCCATACCGCAGCCCCGGTCACGTGATTACGGTGGCGTAGAGCGTGTGCCTATCATTCGATACCAACACCAGTTCGCTGAGTGGTTCCACTGGTTCTTGAACTCAGCAATCACGTACGAAGATGCAATAGGGCAGGAGACCGACATGCCGAAGTTTACGCACTCATGCAACAGGTACTTCCGCCCATGCTCGTTCATACCGCTGTGCTATGCACCGCCTGACGAGCGACAGGAAACACTCGACGGGATGGTAGAGAGTGTGTGGAACCCTTTACATGAAGGGGGTAGTAACTAATGGAACTCAAGGTAGGTAACATACCAATCACGTCCATAAAGGAACGGCCATCTCGTTTCACCGCACTGTTCTGGGGCGATGCAGGCTGTGGCAAGACCACTCTTGCTGCTACCGCACCCGGTCGGAAACTGCTACTCAACTTCGACCCTGACGGTCCTGCATCTATCGCAAGCCGTGATGACGTTGATGTAGCTGACTTCTCCGACTCACCACACAACATCGTGGAACAGTTCAAGAAAGATAACATCCTCGGCCTTGAGCCAGCAATCGAACAGTACGATACAATCATTGTTGACAGCTTGACGAACGCCACCTTCATGTGTTTGCAACAAGGCATCAGCACCACGAAGGGTGCGAAGATCGAACGACCATCGCCCGGCTCATACATGGCTCGCAACGCTCTAACCGTGCAACTCGTCAAGCGGATGCTACGTCTCACTGCCAAGCACGGTAAGCACTGCATCTTTATCGCGCACGAGGCTACGCCAACACAGAGCGATGATGGAGTCATCCTGTTCATTACGATCATGCTTGGTGGACAGCTACCGAATGATGCACCAAAGGACTTGTCAGAGGTGTGGGCCATCACCGACACGGGTAGGCAGCGACGTATAGCTATCCGCCCGGTTCGGTTACGCAAGCCGTGCAAAACTCGCATGTTCACAACCACCGGGGCAGCAGAGTTCGAGTGGAAATTCGATCCCGAGACATGGGAAGGACATAAGATCGAGGACTGGTGGCAAGAATGGCTAGAAGGCGGCAAGGAAAAACTGTCGTTACCAAGATGACCTGATCACGGATCGTCTAATGGTAGGACACGAGCCTTTGGTGCTCGTAACGTAGGTTCGACCCCTACTCCGTGAACCAACACCATAAGGTGTAATGTGTGCACACACAAACGGAAGGAACATGCACATGGCTGATGAAGAAAGCATCCTCACATTCTCGGAAGACATCTCCGAAGCTGAGGCACCCGACCCGCTACCGGTCGGCGACTACCCAGCGTCCGTCCACTCAATTGAGGTCAAGACATCTGCAACGAGTGGTAACAGGTACTTGAACACGATGTTCCGTGTACAGCCTGATGACTTCCCGCCGGACTTCCCATTGGAGAATGCACCTGACGGTGCGATGATCCCTTTCCGCCGTGTTGTGGTAGAGGACACTCCACGTCACCGCCACAGCCTTCGTCGGTTCTGCGAGGCATGTGGTGTTGCCGCATCCAAGACGGTCAACGTCACTGAGTTCGTTGGCGCTGAGGTCGTGCTCTCGATCCAGCACGACGAGTACAACGGCGTCAACCGTGAGGATGTCCGCGAAGTCTCTGCCAGATAATAAGTGCTGGCCTAGTATTGGGGGTTGACAACGACCCCCAATACCCCTAGTCTACTTCTACTCCACTTTCATCACAGACAAGGAGACGTGATATGCCACGACCCGCTAACCCTGATGCTCCGAAGCGTGCTGCTCAAGGACCACGTGCAGCTTATGTAACCCTCAAGGGTGAGGGTGCCAAGGCATTCGCCCAAGCCGTCGAGGCCGGCGAGATCAAGATCGTAGAGGCAACCCGCAAGGCTGACGAAGTTCTGAATGCCGTCTATGCGGGCCGGGTCGATGCGTTCGTTCGGTTTATGATCAAGTAGCTTTACTCCCCTACCTGGTCATAGAGCGGGGGGCGTCTCGTCACAGTCGTCGCCCCCCGCAGCAAGGATACAACATGGTCCTACCGTACGAGTTAGTCATTCCAACACCTATGCCATCGCTCATGCATCACGGCATCCACGCAACTACAACCTTCGAACGATTCCCTAAGTTCCGTTGCAACAAGAAGCAACTTGAATCGATTGACGAAGCTGCGGCGATATGCGGGATGAAACGTGCTGACTTCCTACGGTTTTGTGCTGTGCAGACAGCAGAGGCAATTCTACGCCTACCAGATCGATCACCTGCCCACTAACGTTAGGGGAAGAGAATGGAAGACTACACCGACGGCCAACAGGCCGCAATTAAAGACGCTTGCGACATGCGGAAACGCATCGTATCCATCACTGGTGAAGCTGGTACCGGTAAAACAACCATCATCAAAGAGGTTAGTACTAGGCTACGCGCGGCTGGCGTAGCTGTCGTCGCTGCTACACCAACGGGTAAGGCAGCGAAGCGTGTGTACGAAGCAACAGGTGTACACGCTATGACCATTCATCGTCTGTTAGAATATCCATATCCGGGTGAGCGCGATCCGAAGACTGGTAAGGCTCTCGTCTCAACCAGTCCCAAGCGCGACCGAATGAACCCGATCGGCTACGACATAGTACTCTGTGATGAGTATGCTATGGTCAAGTGGGAGGTGCACAACAACTTACTCGCTGCACTACCGCGTGGCGGTTGTATACGCATGTTCGGTGATCTCGCGCAGCTTCCTCCCATTGAAGAGAACAAGAAGCTCGCGGAGAAGCCATCGCCATTCTCTTCCATGCTTGATAGATTCGACGGACACAAACTCGACGTAATCTTCCGACAGGCTGAGTCGAGCGGCATTCTACGCAATGCGCACCTGATCCTTACAGGGCGTGTCCCCCGAAGAGAAGAAGACTTCACCATCGACATCACGTCGAAGCCTATCGAAGCGTTGACGAGTTACGTCCTCGACACGGGTGAAGAGTACGGTCACTTCGATACCATTGAGTGCCAAGTCATTGCGCCGGGCCGTCGGTCGTGGGTAGGCACACACGCAATGAACGTATTACTACAGGGTATTTACAACCCGAACGCCATGTCTCAAGGTATCAAGCTTCCCCGCCACGAGTGGGAAACGAACATGCCAGTGTGGATCGACATAGGCGACAAGGTTGTGTGGAACCAGAACACATACGATCTACGATCCTACCCTGACCGCTTCGCTGATCCTGACACATGGCAGCAATACATATTGCCCGATCCTACGCAGATGATCCTGAACGGTGAGGCTGGTCTCGTGATCGATATCGTACGAGAGGGTGAGACAGCAGGGACATTCACCATCGACACCGGTGATCGTCACGTCGTCATTCCAAACGAGATACTTGAGATGACGAAGAAGAAGCGACTCGTTGCTATCGATCCTCGCATGCGTTGTGGCTTGGCTTACGCACTGACAACGCACAAGACACAGGGCAGTCAGTACGATCGCATAGTCTACATGATGAACAAGTCTCTGTCATACATGCTGAGTAGATCGAACTTCTACACAGGTATCACACGAGCGCAACACAGAGTACACGTCATCACCGACATGCGAAGCATCCAGACCTCCGTTACACGCGCAACTAACTTGGTGAGGAGCAAGTGATGCGCCTTTTTATGATCAAACGGAAGATAGACCGAAAGTTTTTTGTCGGCATCAATGGGCATTATATGCTACACGCACGCGTAGACGGACAGTCATGGTCTGATAGACCGGGTGTATTTTTCAGGACACCTGATGGTATTGCGGCCAATCTCCGACGGCTTTGTTCTGAACCGTATTGGGATACCGAAGCGCCGGAGGGTGTAAGCCCGCGTGTTGCCGTAGGTTGGTGCGAATTGGGTTGGCGCAACTTCGATGAAAGCAAATTAGGCCCCTACGAGATTGTGACGATGGATGTTGACATTCTGTCGATGAAAGCAATGCCCGCGACAGAGTTTGTTCAAATGGACACAATTCGGTCGATACCGTTGAATACGTTTGAACGGCGCACAGCATAGGGGAGACCGAAGCATGATCAAGTCCATGAACGAGATGCGCCGAGAGTTTGCCAAGCGTGCGCAACAGATGCGGTTGGATGTTGACTGTGCAATGGATGGTGCGTTCATGTCCGAGCTTGCTGTCGTATCCGAAGCGCCCGGTGCGCGAGAAGCTGAGACGAAGCTACCACTCATCGGCTTCTCAGGTAAGTTCCTATTCGGCGCACTACGCAACGCAGGCTACCCACGGCAGAGCGTTTATATCACCAACGTCATCAAGCGGCAGTTGGCTTTCCAAGCAGGTAAGGTTAATCTGCAACGACACGAACTCGACAACTGGATCGGGCTACTCAGGTGGGAGTTGTCCCGCTTGCCTAACCTCAAGTACGTGCTCGTCTGCGGTAACTACGCATTGCAAGCGTTGACTGGAGAGTATGGCATTACTAAGTGGCGCGGTTCCGTGCTACCGTTCACTATCTATGACGGTGATACGCAACAGTACCGAGAGTACACTGCGATCTGCACATTCAATCCGATCGTGCCTGCGGAACGTGATCCAAAGACGGAGCTACCATTCCGTATGGACGTGGCACGTGTCAAGAAGGTAATCGACGGGACATACGAATCTTACGATGTTCATCATCGGATCAATCCGTCATTCAATGAAGCGGTATCGTGGATCGACAAGATGCAGGACGAGAAGGAGCCTGTATCCTTTGACATCGAGACGGTATCATCTCAGACAGCCTGCATCGGCTTTGCTAATCAAGCACACGAAGGTATGTGCATAAACTTCCGTGATGCGAACAGCAACGTGTACTCCCCAGACGAGGACAAGGCACTCTACGTGCGGATACAAAAGCTACTCGCTGACCCTGACGTGCGCCTCGTAGCGCAGAACGGCAACTTCGATAGCTACTGGTTGTGGTACAAAGATCGGATTAGGGTTCGCCGCGTATGGTTCGACACGTTGCTCGGCCATCACACACTATACCCACAGCTTCCACACAACCTCGGCTTCCTCACTTCGCAGTATACAACACACCCCTTCTACAAGGACGACAAGGATGAGTTCCGTGAGGGCGGTGACATCGACTCGTTCTGGCGATACAACGTAAAGGACTGTGCAATCACCTGGGAAGTCCACCGACGCATACACAACGAGTTGGTTAACCAAGGGCTAGACAAGTTCTTCTTCTCCCACGTGATGCGTATACAGCCTCACCTTGTACAGATGACGGTCGGTGGTATCAAGATTGACGGTGCCCTGAAGGAGACATTGACAGAGGAACTTGGTGCCGACGTTGCGAAGTTGCGTACGGAGTTCGAAGACTTCGCATCACAGTTGATGCACGACTCCGAGTACCGTCCCAACCCTAACTCGACACCGCAGATGAAGGACTTGTTCTTCAACAAGCTGAAGTTGGTAGGTCGCGGCTTCCAAGTTGATAAAGCGAATAAGGAACGAATGATTGCCCATCCCCGTACTGGCCCACAGCCCAAAGAACTGCTCCGCATGCACACCAACTACAAGGGCGAACAGAAGTTCTTCTCTACATATGTTGATGTAGATATCGATCCGGATGACTACATGCGATGTGAATGGAAACAGTACGGCGTACAGAACGCGCCCGGTCGGCTCTCGTCAAGTCAAGTGCTGTGGGGATCAGGCACTAACTTGCAAAACCAACCGGTACGCGCCTACGAGATGTTCGTTGCGGAGTTAGGCTACGGCTTTGGGTACTTCGATCTCTCCCAAGCCGAGGCTCGTGTTGTCGCGTGGGAAGCCAACATCCCGACGTGGAAGGAACAGTTCGAACGCGCGAGGATCACTGGCGGATATGACTGTCATCGCGCGTTGGCCTCCGAAATGTTCGGCGTACCGTACGACGAGGTTCCCATCAACGACCGTGACGCAGATGGGAGCATAACCATTCGATTCACTGCGAAGCGATGCAGACATGGGCTCAACTACCGGATGAACTACCCGCGCCTTGCGGAGACAACCGGCCTTCCTATTGGTGAAGCTCAACATGCTTACAACACGTACCATCGTATCACTCCTGAGCTTCGTGTGTGGTGGGCCACGGTAGAGCGAGAGGTTCGCAAAACCAAAGCCCTGTTCAATTGCTACGGGCGAAGGCTCCAGATCATCGAGAGGATCAGCGACGATTCCCTTGAGTCTATTGTCGCCTTCAAACCGCAGTCTGCCATCGGGGACCATGTTTGTCAAGTAATTTATCGTTCTCAAGAGGATGATAGATGGCCGATGCAGGGGAAGGTCATGGCTGCTAGGGTAGCCCTGAACATCCACGACGCGCTGATCGCTATAGCACCCCTATCCAAGATCAAGACATGCCTAGCCGTTATGCGCGAGCACGCTGAACGGCCCCTGATGATCCAAGGAGAGCAACTAATCATCCCCGCCGACCTCAAGCAAAGTCAGCCAGACGAGAGAGGAATACACAGATGGTCAAGTCTAGAGACGATGTACCTATAAGGCAACAGATACTCGAAAAGGGTATTGTTGCTACCATGGAAGACCGTAACAAATCGTATGGCGATCCTCACATACAGTTGGAATTGTCCGGTGCAATAAAAGATTTGTGTCGCATGTTTCATGCGAATCACAGCCCACGGTTAATATCACACGCTGAGTGGGATAGCCTTGACAATGTTATCCAAAAACTGTCTCGCGTCGTAGTTGGTCCCGAGCCGGGCGAGGACAGTTACGTTGATGGTGCAGTTTACTTCGCCATAG